TGTCAAAGTGCTTGAGGTCAACACCAGCTTTAGTGCTGCAAAGACTGCGTTGCCGACGAAGTGGCAGACCTATCGGGCTGCAGTGCGTACAGCCTGCAACACGCGCCAGACCGAAATTGACAACTGCTCTGATGTTGCAGCGTTAAAGGAGTTGCTGTTTGGATCGGCACAGATCCAACAAACCGACGATGATGGCGATGTTGTTGTGGATGATGACGGCAACGCTGTCATGATCGCCAACCCCAACATTGCTACAGCCTGGCCTGATCCTGTCTCATGACGTTTCTGGCTGGTTTAGCTACAGGCGTCCTGCTGGTGCTCGGCTGGGCGCTTCTTTCTATTGCTTCTGACAATGCAGAGACCTGATCCGATGATCCCGTGCAAGCCTGGTGCGGAGGATGTGGAAGCGATGAACAATCGCCAAGCATGGATGAACGAGTTGTATATGTACGACGGTCGCGATAAGCGTGACCATCCAATGCACGGCTTGTTTACTGGTCTTTCACAGAAGTATCAGCAGTTTGTGGGCTAATGGCGAAGTCACTTAACGGGGAAGCTTTTATTCCCAGTAAGCCCAAGAAAACTAGACAGGGGAATGGATCACATTCAAAACCGTCCCATGGACGTAAGAAGTATCGTGGCCAAGGAAAACGTTAATCCTCTTTCCCATGCTCAAAATTCTTCTTGCGAGTGGTGTCGCCGCTTCAGCAGTTGCGCTGGCATCTCCTGCGAACGCAGCTCCCGTCTACTTCAATCCGGAAGCCAACGTCGGTGGGAACCTTGACAATGGTGTCGGCGGAATGGACGTAGACCTCCACATCGGTATCGAAGGTGGTGGTGCGTATGCCCAGATTGGCCCTCTGGTCAAAATTCCTGACACTGGTGAAGTGGATTACGGCGTCAGCGGCAAGGCTGGTTATGGCTTTGGCCCTGGCTACACCGAGCTGTCCTTCGTCTCTTATGACGATGACACCAGCGTCAACCTGAAGGTTGGTGGCAAATTCCAACTCTGAGCTATAACTAACTCAGGTTTCTCACACAGACCGGCAGAAAGCCTCCGTTCTTGCAGAGCGCGGGGGCTTTTTGTTTTATCAGGAGTTTTCCATGCAAAAAGTCTGTAACGTTCTCGGCGTTCTCGGCTTCGTGATGTCGTCTGCTCTTGTTGGAGCGTCGATTCTTGCCTTTGCTCGAATCCCAGGAATGATCGACGAGTATGCCGCCGACATGATGGGCGACATCACTGGCAATGTGACTGAGATGCTGCCTGGGCAGATTGATGAGGCAATGCCTGAGCTGCCGACCAATACTGGTCCAGCGTTGCCAATCAAGTCACCATTTTAGTGTTGGCGGTTGGATCCTCATCATGAGCTTCAGGCCCGAAGCCTTCAGCCTTGATTTTTGCCATATCAAGTTCTGGCGCGGGAGTCTGAGGTTTCTGCTCAAATGAAGCCAGCCACTCACGTAAGGCGTCACCAGTTGGCGTACCTTTTGGCCATTTAACCCAGCGCAGGATGGCTTTTGGATCGGTAAACGGTCTGGCAGTTTTGCCGCACAATACGGTGTAAACAACAGGCGGCCCTTCGCGTCTGCGGTTGCGTTCGATCCAGAGTTGACCTGCTGTAAACCGTTCTGATTTCATGCCGGAGATTCCTGAGATCGGGGTAAATGCAATCGGCGTTCCAATGATCTCTGCGGGTCAGCCGATTCCACCACCTGTTTTACCAGTAGCACCGCCAGTTACGTCTACGCGGTTCCCAATCATTGATATGCCTGGCTGTGTGCGGGCAAGGATTGCTGTTGGCAATGGAACGGAAACGTTTGAGGAGGATCCACGCGGCAACATAACGCTGTGCAATGGAGCGGTGCCTATCTACGAAGCACCTGACTACAGGCCAAGAGATTTTACGTGGGTGCAACCAAAGCAGGCTGAAATAAAGAGGCCAGATGTCTCACGTCCAGCCCCTGTTCCTCAACCCACGCTGCCGGGTGGCGCTCCCGACCCCCCAAGGTTGCCCAAACCTCCATCATGTCCACCCTTTGGCGCGAAAGAAATCGGATCGTTGAACAAATTAGGGACAAAGGTTCTTGCCGGGTATGAGCTGCAGGATGGCAAGTGCGTAAAGCTGTGGGATCCGGTGCCGATTGGGCAGGTCATCAACAACTATGTTCCTGACGCTGGTCCGACCGTATCGGTTGCGTTGACTGCTGCGATTGCCACGACTGTGGCGATCTTTGCCAAGCCGATTGCGTCACTGCTGCAGAAGCTGGCGAAGCCTTTGACCAAGAAGGTGGTGAAGAAGGTCAATCAGAAGCTTGGCCGTAAGGTAAAATCGGAATCTTTACAGCAGCGGCGGGTGGTGCAGCGTCACCGGAATCAAGCCATTCGCGATCTAAAACGGGCTTTGGGTAAGTGATCTGGTGCGTATGACCCTCTACCGGCTTGGGCTTAAGGACGACATCAGCGCAGATGGGGAAGAACGGCGAGTCTTGCTTGAAGCCATAACCCTCACGCAGTGCAGTCGCACATGCTTTGAGCCTGCCCATCTCGTAGTTGAGGCGCTTGTCAGCTAGAGATTGCTCGTAAAGCGCGATCTGCTTTTTAGCTGCCTGCTTACAGAGGTTGACTGGCCCCCAGTCGAGTGGAACGGAAAAGGTGGCTGTGATGCCAAAGTTATTGCTGAAGTTCTGGCGGTAGCCTGTCCTCTGCGGCTTGTAGTAGAGCACCGTGCCAGGGTTATCAGGGATGCCATCTGGGCCATCGAGTCCTGTTTCTGGATCGGTTAGGCCATAGTTGTCGCTGTTGTCATAGACCGGCTCTTGATAATACTGATCGCTTGGATTGCCAAAAGAATGCGTAGACGACGCAAAGGGGGAGATGTTTAGCGTTGCCGAATCACACTGAATCTGTGATCCATAGCTGTGCTTCATGTACTGCCCAGGCGTGATCTGCACAGCCTGGTTAACGACCGAGCCACTGCTGTTTGAGACGGGGGATGCAGTTGCACTGACTTGTGCTGCTGCTGGAGCGGTGTAGAGCAAGCTGAGCAGCAGTGCAGAGGCTGTCGCTCTCATTGGCTAAACGTGCTGGTGGAGTCGATAACGGTTTCAGTGATGGTCTCGCGGTCGATTATGACTTTCTCGATTAGGCCAGGTGTGTTTAGCGTTTCGACGAACTGAAATGCGTTGCCTGGCGTGACCTGTCTCCAGCTGGAGCGACTGGAGAGGTTGATCTTGTTGCCGCTGATTGACGGGCTAACGATTCCGCTTGTTGGTTCGACGCCTGTTCCGCTAACCGTGTACTCAAACCCACTGCGATAAGACTCGGAAACGATTGACTCTTTGACAATGGTTTTCGACTCCGTGTGGGACGAGACCACGCCCTGACTGAAGTTTGGAACGACCGGCACTGCAACTGCTGGAGAAGGCAGCAATAACAGAAGGATTAGCCGTTTCACCGCGTGGTTAGCTCGCTAATGACCTGACCGATAGCCGTTGTATTGGCTCCGCCTGGCGAGATCGTGACAGCGCCTGCTGTGGTTATGGTGCCAGCCAAGCCGGTGTTGACGCCTGCAGCTGTGCTGGTGACATCGCCAAAGGCTGGAACAGCACCAACGGTGGGGGCTGACGTTGGAACGGTATCGCCCTGGGTGTAGCTGGTTGCGAAGCTAAATGAGTTGCCAGCAGTCTTTTGGGTTGCGTCTGGGATCGTGATGGCATTCACGCCAGCCGTAGCCGCTCCAAGTCCGCCAAGAGCATCGCTAGTAGTGGAGCCACCTGCAGTCACGCTGGTGTCTACCCCGGTTCCGCTGATGGAGTAAGCGTTGCCAACCCTGATGGCACGTGTGGACGCACCTCCGACCTCAAGTTGCACTGAGCTTTGAATTTTGTGGCTTAAATCAGCACGAGCAGGCAAAGCGGCTGCCAATGTGATGCCCAATACCAAAAGTGAGCGCTTCATTTGATGCCAGCTTTGGTGTCTTTGTTATCGACAATAGTAGGTTTCTTATTTCCGTTTCCATTGCTCTTCCGCTCGATACCAAACGAGGCCATTGCACCCGTTAAAAGTGACGCCACGAACGTATTGTCCATTTTCATCTGAGGGAAGATGCCCAGATAGGAAGCGGTGAGCAGTGCAGCGCTCCAAGCCAAGACCAAAGCCTTGACGATGTCTGCCATTGATACGCCTTCTTTCTCGTGATGCTCTTCAGGATTGTTGGCCATAGCAGAACAGAGCTACTGTTACAGGGTAACTAGGTCAATCCAATGCTTCTAGTTCTCAAGCCTTTGGTCATGTCGATGTGGCGCTCCAGAGCGTTCAAGGAGTTGATCATCGCGATGTTGGAGCGGATCGTTACTCGCACCGACAACGATTTAGATGATCTTGCAGTCAAGCATCTGAAAGATTTGCTGCTGCCTGACACTAGAGTTGAAAAGTAGGTGGCGTCCGGCATTATCCAGTTGACCTTGTTGCTGCTAGCCATGGGTCTTGCCCTATTGCCGTTCTTCCAGTTTTTCCGTGGTACGCCCCACCAGCTGGCTGCAATTAAACAGCTTGAAGAGTCAATGCCAACGGAACTACTGGAGGAACACGAAGCTGATTGGTTTCAAGCGTGGAAGGAGAGTGGGTATGACCAGCAAGTCTTCATGCCTTACTTCAAGCAGCTCGACAACAAGACTGGAACGGGATACCGCGAGTGCTTCAGCTCAGCAGCTGCGATGGTGGCAGCGTTTTACAAGAAGGTGCGTACAGATGATGAGTACAACGAAATCCGCGCCAAACATGGGGACACCACGTCAGTAGAGGCTCAGCTAGCAGCATTGCGAAGCTTGGGGTTGGAAGCTGAGTTCCGCGAGGACGGCGATGCTGACATGGTGGAGCTTGAGATCGAAGCAGGCAGACCAGTGTTGGTTGGCTGGTTGCACGCAGGCAACATGCTTCGTGGCGAACCACCCATGTGCAACGGCATGGGTTGTGGTCATTGGAGCGTAATCAGCGGTTACGCGGGCAAGAACAGCAACGATCCAGAGTGGATCATGCAAGACCCTCGTGGCTACCCAGAAATGGAGAAGGGTGGGCATAGCAATCCGCATTTGGGACGTAACGTCCGAGTAAGACAGGCTGCGTTTTACCAGCGTTGGCAGTCTGAGGGACCAAAGACTGGCTGGGTGATCCTCGTTAATGAGTGAGTTTTATTGGGTCTGGGCGTTTATCAGTGCGTTCTGGACCACGGTTGTTGTGCAGTGCGCCAAGCCTGTGAACTGGGATCAGTGTTCACGGGTTAATGACTGGCTTGTGCCATGGGTAGTTGATGTTATCGACATGCACAAAAACGGTGCTTACCATTCTGAAAAGTACATCCTGCAACAATCCAATGGGCTGGGCGGAGTGGATGATCGTCAACCAAAGCCTTGAGGAGGAGCTGGAGCTGGAACGTAACGTTCGAGATGTGCAGGGCTGCACTGATGAGGATGCACTGAAGACGTTATGCGTGTCTCTAGTACGGACTAACTGGCACCAAGCCAAGCTGCTTAAGCAAGCAGTGGGTCACATTGGTCAGTTAGATGCGTCGATGGCTTGTTCTGACTGATCAATTTTGGAGCGACGGTTCCTGGCTCTGCCTTCAAGCCTGGCGTCTACAGCGTCTTGCCACTTCTGTTTGTCGCTGACCAGAGCTTCGCAGTAAGTGTTTTCCTCTGTGTTTTCTGCGAGGTAGTCGTAGACCAGTTGGCGGATCAATGCTGAGGGTTTGATGCCTTGAGCGTCAGCCTCTTGCATAAAGAGTTCACCGCGAAAAGGCTCAAGTAGGACTTGGATATAAACCCGGTTGCCGTGCTTTGTAGCCATCGGCTTTAAAATACTAGACGAATGTTACCATGTTATCGACTCGTCAACTTTTTTCTGCCACGCAGTTGCCTGAGCAGAACGGCTATTGGTGCGTTGACGACGAGAACCTTGCCTGACCTTTCTTGCTCCTTCTAGGAACATTGCAGCTCTTTGCAGGTCACCAGTTGTCGAAAGTTGAATTGCTTTGTTCAGGCGTTCCATGACGATCTGACGCCCCGATTTCGGTTGCGGCATGATCCATTGCGCTGCCAAGGGTTTGGTGGAACGTTAGCGCGTAGGACTCGGTTAGCACAATCCATTCATTTCCATGACGAAAAATCTGCACATTCATTCGTCTTTATTAAACAAGTAATGCAATCTTTTAAATTCATGAATCGGTGTTGCTGTCAGGATGCTGACTTCAACGTTGCAAGATAAAGCGTTGATGACTTGCCGCTCCATGTACTCCATGTTGGACTCATAAGTGACTTGTTCGACACTTAAGGGTTTGTTGTCCAGGTCAAATGAAGTAAAGCGAGTTATTGCTAGTGGGCAGTGCTCATCGCTGATCTGACAGTATTGAAGATTAACTGATCTGGTCGCCATCTCTTGAGCTGAAGAGTTCGTTGAATACAGTGGCGACAAGGCTTTCAGCCTGTTGCCTATCCAGACCATAGCTGGACCGACGACGCACCTTTGTAACAGCTTTATGAAAATCACTGGTGGTGAGTCCTAAGTGATTGGGCGGTTGGGAAAGGCGTTCACGGATCAATTCTGACCTGTGAACACCTTTTTCTTTGGCTTCGATGGAGAGCCGATTGGCTAGCTCTTCAGGAAGGTAGGTTTTGATTTCTTTCATGGGGAGATGTTACTTACGCCTCTTGGGTTTCTTCTTCCTTTGAGACGGTTTGACACGCGGTTTGTCAGGTTTGGACTGTAAGCGAGCAATGGTCTCGTGATAACCGGGAGGTTCTGGGACGTTTCCCCGCTTCAAAATCTCAGTCCAGTTCATCCCTCACGCGCGTATAGATGTCCAGGGTGTCCAGGGCGCTCCAAAACGTAGTAACCGCAATGGATTTGACCCTGGACACTAGGGGTGGACAGGTTAGATGTGTCCAGCCTCTTCGCCAGACAGTTCAATCTCAACCGCTCCATCAAACAGACCCTGGACACCTTTGACTTGTCCAGGGGTAGTGTCCAGGGGTAGATCCCGCTCCATGACTGGTTTTATTGGAACGGTGGACACTCTCTCTCCCTCTCCACGTGCGAGGACAGCTGTCCAGTTCTTAACTTGAGATTTCTTTGGAGCGTCTGAGACGATCAAGCCACGCTTTTCGAGTCTTTGGAGAGACTTGTGGATCGCAGCAGGTTTGCCGTCGATCAACGGGTCACAGACCAGATCATCTTTGGTGCGTGACTCGGGGTAGACGACGCGGAGCTTTTGGAGGACACGATCAGTGACGGAAGCAGGAGAGGTGTTGGTCTCGTCCACCTCAGGGGTGAAGTCAGAGATGGTGAAGCTGAGGTCGTCTTGCATCTGCATGACGAGCTGAGTGCCCATC